ACCAAAGCTAAGAACGTGTCAACCGACACAGGCACCTTTTATAAAACCACCAAGACCGTGTACCAGACTAATAACTGGGAAGAGATGCGTGAGTTCATTATAGAAGAGCAAGTGCCAGAGTTCCTACAGCAGCGGCTCCACCAAAAAGCCATCAAAGAATGGTTGGAGGAGAACCCTGAGAAACTACCCAAAGGTTTGAATGCTAATACTGAGTACACAATCAACGTAAGGAAAAAGAAGTGACCGAGCAAGTAAACCTAGTGGACATTGACGAGGTAGCAAAGCAGCTAAAAGTGTCTGTAAGCACCGTGCGTTCATGGCTACGAGCTAACCTCATACCAGAAAATACGTACATACACGTAGGTAAGACGTATCGTTTTGACCTTAACCGTGTGATCTTCGCTCTTATGAACACAGATTTGAATGAAACCAATACTGTTATAGAGAACATAGCTGTAAATACTTTGGCAAACGAGCTTGCTGAAGATGTTAAAGAGCGTGTCGAAGCGGTAGGGGATTTGGACGAAGACCTGTAGTATGAGTTTCAAGAAGATCAGCATACGGGACGGTAAGTTTCGTAAGGTAGTAGACGGTAAAGAGGTANAAATAGACTCTGATGTTTTAGATGTCGTGATTGTAAATGCCGCAGGTATGTCACGTATGTTTTACGCNGGGAGCTATGNCCCTAACCGTGCAGCTAGCCCTAGTTGCTGGTCATCAAACACACAGGCACCTGACCCAGATGTTCCAGCAGAAACTAGGCAGTCAACGCGCTGCATAGATTGCGAACAGAACATACGGGGATCAGGAGGAGGCGGTTCAAGAGCTTGTAAGTTCTTACAGAGGATCGCCGTAACTATTGTAGAGGACAATCTATATGACGTGTTTCAGCTACANCTACCAGCAACAAGTTTGTTTGGTGANGCTGAGCGCGGCTGGATGTCAATGCAAAACTACGTGAAGCACCTAGTTAAGCACGACACCTCTGCTACAACCGTCGTGACTAGGATCTGTTTTGAGCAGACAAGTTACGCACCAAGGCTACGTTTTAGACCCATGCGGGTGTTAGACGAGGCCGAACTTAAGATTGCTATGGAGCTTGAGAAACACCCCGATACATTGAAAGCGATTACCTTCAGTGCCCCGCCAGTGTGGAGTAGTGCAGCATCGCCATTCGATGAGGTGGAGGGGTTTACCGTGAGTGAAATAGCATAAACACAGATGTTTAGGAGAACATAAAAATGGCTGATACAGCAACACACTTGTTGAAAGGCGTNGAAGCGTTATACCCAAGGATCGACAAGACCTACCGATGGGACAACGCTAAAAACAAAAGCGTACCGTGCGAAGCTACAGAGAAAGGCGCAGAGTTCTCGCTTAGCTTTATTATGAGCACCGATCAGGCTAAAGGTCTGTGGTCTGCTATGAAAGATGCGTATGAAACTAAACGCGCTGATGGCAACAGCAGTTGGCCTGAGACGTTTGAGCGCCCTTTCAAGAAAGATGAAAACGGTAACTGGACACACAAATCCAGAACTGAGGGTGCCTACAACGGTGAGGCTAGCAGACCGCCATCACAGGTAGACGCAAAGAGAACGCCATTGCCTAGCGGGTTTATGCTGACCAGCGGCAGCACGATCAACGTGCAGGTCTCTCTGCACCCATACTTCGTAGACGGTACAGCAGGGGTCAAGCTCCGACCAAGAGCAGTGCAGGTGCTTAAGTATGTGCCCATGCAGGCTAGAGATCCGTTTGAGGANGAGGAAGGATTCACCGTTGAAGGTGGTGATGGTGGTGCATTCGCTGTCGAGGCAACACCAGAACCTGTAGCTGCTACTCCCGCAGAAGACGAGTGGGAAGAAGATGTTCCAGTAAAAGAACCTAAGAAAATGGTGAAGAAGTCCGCAGCTCCAAAGGAAGAGAAAGAGGCGGTCACTGCTGTGATTGATGAGTGGGACGACTAAAGCTCCATAACTACCATCGTGGCTAGAGTAATCGAAAAGGGTGTACCGACACCCCTGCCACGGTGTCTTTCGGTTATGAGTAATAGTCATGCACACCAAGCAATTTTTAAGCAGGGTGCTCAGTGATACAGGTAACTACTGTGTATTCGCTAATCACCTAGCAAACGACCAAAGGAAACAGATGTTCTTCACGTCGCTAGATGACGTGGTGGACACCGCTAATCACCTTGATGCGCAGGGGTACGATGTTTACTTCGCGCTAGCTACGTTTTCTGAAGCTGGATCGCGTCGTGTAGATAATACGCTAGCGTTTAAGGCGTTCTTCTTGGATTTAGACTGTGGCCCTAGTAAAGATTTCGCAACACAAGAAGAAGCAGTAGCCGAACTACGTAGGTTTTCTAAAGAACTTAAGCTGCCCAAACCTCTAATGATTAACTCAGGGCGTGGGATACACGTCTACTGGGCTTTACAGGAGGCAGTGCCCACAGACGATTGGCTACCTGTAGCAGAGCAGTTGAAGGCGCAGTGCGCACAACGTAACTTTCTAGCAGACCCCGCTGTTACTGCCGATGCAGCGAGAGTCCTGCGTGTAGTCAATACACACAACCACAAGACTGACCCGCCTAGTGGAGTGGTCATGTATGGGGTGGAACCCCCACCGCTTGTAGACTTTGATGAGTTCGCAGAACTGCTGGGCAAGAACCCACTGCCTGTACCCCAACGCAATGCGCGTAGTGGGGCTAACGCTGTTATGCAAGCGTTGATGGGCAACAGTGAAAACAAGTTTGGGACAATAGTAAACAAGATAAAGCTGGGTTCTGGCTGTAAGCAGTTAGAAACGATTATCAACGACCAAGAGAACTGCTCGGAGCCTATGTGGAGAGCAGGGCTATCCATAGCCAAATTCTGCTCAGACTCAGAAAAGGCGGCACACTTTATATCTAGGGGGCACGAAGGCTACACACCAGAAGACACAGCGTACAAAATGGACTTGATAAAAGGCCCGTACCAGTGCGTTAAGTTTGATGAGTTCAACCCAAAGGTATGCCGAAAGTGTCCGTACTGGGGCAAGATAAAGTCCCCCATAGTGTTAGGCCGACACATAATTGAAGCGACTGATGAGGACAACGTAGTAGAGACAGTATCTGCCTCACTACCAAACGCACCCACTAAAACGTATGTGATACCTGAGTACCCGAGACCGTACTTCCGTGGGGCAAATGGCGGTATATATGTAAGCGAACGGCCCAGACGGTGAGCCAGAAGATAAACTTATTTACCACAATGACATATACGTGGTTAAGCGCGTACATGACCCCGAACTTGGTGAGTCAGTCGTTATGTGCCTACACTTACCGAAAGATGGTATGCGTGAATTTACGCTACCCCTGACTGCTGTTACTTCACGGGAAGAGTTCCGTAAAAACATGAGCGCTCAAGGCGTAGCCATAAAGAGGATGGATGAGCTTATGGACTACACGACTACGTGGGTGAACGAGCTACAGGCTAAGTCTGTTGCAGAAACTGCTCACCGACAGTTTGGTTGGACAGATGATGATATGAAGTCATTTGTGCTAGGCAACCAAGAGATATTTGGTGATCGCATAGACTTCAACCCACCCGCGTCAAACACCATTGCCATGTTCCCTGCATTTGAATCTAAGGGCACGCTAGAGGATTGGAAAGAAACAATAGCCTTCTTAGACCAAGACGGGCAGGAGGCGTATCAGTACGTCTTAGGTGCAGCATTCGGTTCTATATTGATGAAACTCATGCCTGTGTCCTGCTCCATGCTTCACCTACATAGCGATGATTCTGGGCTTGGTAAAACAACCGCACAGTTTGCAGGTCTAGGTGTGTGGGGTAATCCAGAAGAACTTATATTGAGCAAGGAAGACAAATACTTAGCCAAGATGAATAGGGCTGAGATATACCACAACCTACCGTTCTTTATGGACGAGGTTACAAATATGTCGCCTAGCGAGCTTAGTGATATGGCATACCAGCTATACGGCGGTAAGCAACGGCGTAGGTTGACTAGCAGTGCGAACATAGAGCGTTTCAATGGGTATGCGTGGAGTTTTATGACTGTATCCAGCGCAAACACCAGCCTGATAGAAAAGATAATGATGGACAAACAAGCGCCGAAAGCAGAAGCACAGCGCATACTTGAGTACAAAGTCAGCAAGCATTACAAGAGCGCAAACACTAAAGAAGCCACCGATGCGTTTGCCCTAGCTCTACAGAACAACTACGGCCATGCAGGTGTACCGTTTGTGCAGTACGTCATAAACAACTTAGACGACGTTAAAGCGTTACTAAAAGCCACGCAGTTGAAGGTGGACTCTGAGGCTGGCTTGGCCGCTGAGAATAGGTTTTGGTCTGCAGGTGCAGCATGTACGCTCACTGCGCTAGTGCTCTGCAGGAAGATGGGACTATTACCCTACAGCACAAAGAAGGTGTACAAATGGATACTTAGCGTGCTTGAAGACAACAAAAGGAGTGTTGCTGATATGAGTAGTTCTGCAGAGCAGGTGCTTAACGACTACCTAAACGACCACTACGGTAACGTGCTGTGGATTAAGAGCACGGATGACCTACGAAAAACCAACAAGAACGGGCTGGATGAGCTTGTAATACCTGACTTGAATCCACGCGCTAGGCTTGTGGCTAGGTACGAGACAGACGTTAAACGAGCCTACCTCGTGCCGAAACCGTTGCGGGAGTGGTGCGGTAAACACCAAGTAAACTATGCGTCCTTCGTCCAAGACTTGAAGTCTAAGATGAGTGCTAAGAAGTCAAAGATGCGGTTGAGTAAAGGCACACACTTACGACTGCCACCCACTGACGTTATAGTCGTAGACTGCTCTGTACAACTACCACAAGGAGATACAGATGAAGAGGTATGAGCTTGAGCTTTACTTAACGACAGTTAAGCATTTTGCAGTCGAGGCTAGCTGTTTAGAGGAAGCTAAAAGCAAGGCCACAGACGAGGCTCGTAAGCACATGGGCAAGGATTGGCGGTCATTAGAGATAGTAGAGTCAAACAAAACGTCAGCGAAGAAGTAATACTTGCTGATGATCTCTGCCCGGACGGGGTAAGAGTAGTGGTGTACTGGAGTAAGATGTTAGTGGGATGTCTGTTTTCATCCCCTGTATCGACACGCAAGCCGCATACCTTCAAGCAAAACAAATTATGGAGTCTAAAGGGTGGACTTTTGAGCACCGAGTCCGAACTGAGGATAACAAATTGGGTGTGAGATTCTGGAGAACTACGTGATACTATATGACACGCAGCGGAACGCTGTGGTTCTCCAAAACCGGCCCACCCTCTTCCCACCGAGGGGGTGGGTCACCCTAGAAAAACCCTTCAGCCTCTACAGCCGCTCGCATTGCGGGNGATAACAGCACCCCATTGTGCATCTTGGTGGTTGTGCGTGCATGAGCCTTCATAGACCGCTCAATAGTTTCTGGGGTTATCGCTAGTTTTGGATCTTGTTGCACTGCCCTAGAGCCACTAAATTCAGCCATCTCTAGCCGTATATTGTTCGCCTCTATAAAGTCGCCAAACCGCATTGCTACGTAGTACCTCTTTAACAATCTTCTTCGCTTATTCGCAGCGGCGTCATTCATACGCTTGGCTTTAGAGGACTCTTCCATGTTGTTCATATATTCCGTAGGCGGGAACCCAAGCAACTGCGCGAACAACTGTCCGCCGGTTATGTCGTCGTACATGGGGTCACCTCTACGAGTGAGGATGCCTTCATCTCTGGGATACCTGCGCAGAGCNCGGTAGGCGTTACGCACGGCTCCCGGTGCCATACCCTCAAACGCTCGCTCCATATCTTCCCCGCGCCATAGATCTTCAAAACTCTCCCAAGCCCTAGAGCCTACACTCCACGCTGGGCCACCAAAGAAGTGCATAAATGACTCTTCGGGTGATGGGTTAGAGTTAAATCGGTCTGCTTCAAACAGCAAGTTAGTTAACGCAACACGCTTAGATACATCCAGCCCAGTTACTTCTGACAGAACTCCCTTGTATAGCATCTCGTTATCTAAAGATCGCCGTACAAACGTCTCAAAGTCTTCTTCTGACTCATCACCTACCAACATGTCGTATATCATCGTGGCTGCGCCGTACAACGGTAATCCCTGCACTCCTGCTAGCAACAGTGCGGACATATGCACCCCTGCCAACTGCTTAAATGCCACTTTAGCTGCCTCTGTGTCTCCACCGTAAGCTGCTTTTGTACCTTCCCATGCAGTCTTCAGCATCTTGTAATACATGGTGATGCCGTAGTTCTTATACATGAGAGCCACGCGACCAATACCAGAACGTGCAAACCTTGGCCCAGTTTCTAGGTTAGCACCACCGTTTATCTGTTGAGTCTCATACACTGCGTCTGCAGCGGCTTTCTGTTCTGCTTCTCTTAATTGAGATTCTGTAAGATCTTTACCTTTTGTAGCCTTGTCCAAAGCAAGTTTGTACGCTGCTACCAATGTAGTTTGGCGGTTCATAACTTCTGCGGTGTGGAACATCAAGGCAGACATGTTAGTCACAAAGTCCATTCTACCTATCTCTCTACCAGAAGTGTCCACACTAAGTGTTTCTGCTATGAAAGAAGAACCCAACTGCCCACGTCTAGCGGCTAACCGAACTAGGGGCACCAAGTTTTCAAGCTCTGTCTTCATCTCTTGCGAAAGGTCTAGGTCTTCTCGCACCGCGTATGTAAGTTGACCGTCAGACTCTGTAACTGTGTAGTAGTTCTCCAATGAGGGCTGCGCTTTATCTTGTGTAGCCTCCATAACATTCTTAAGTTTATCTCTGCCCTTCAGCGCTTCTCTTATTGATTTAGCATTACGAGTGCCGCCAAACAAAGTTTCTTGTGTTTGGTTTAGGGGTGTACCTACAAACAACTTACCCGCATCTTTTATAGCTGCACTTGTGTTGGCATAGCCATACTTACCAGCGAGCATTGGGTAAGCAAAGAGTGGTATTTGAGATAAGTTGACCAAGGCAGAGGAGGCATTGAAACCGATAGTCCACAAAAACGCCATGCGGTTTAAGTTTTTTGCAAAGTTATCTTTGGGTGGGTTCATCGCAAACTTCGCTCGGTTACGTATTTCCCTTATTACTTCTGTATCCCCACCTTTACTTTTCTCTAAAAACGACGTTAGTTTGGACTGAATTATAGCGCTGTTCTTTATGCGTGCAGCTTGTCTAGCTAGGTCATAGCCTTTTGTTCTAGCGGCTTCTAATGCATCTTTGTCGTAGCCTTCCGTTTTCTTACGTTTCTGCAGCCCCTTNGCAAAAGAAGATTCTGGCAGCGATTGTATAAATAACTTAGTTATCTGCTCTCTTGCTGCTTCNTACCCTATTTTCTGGTTCGGATCTAATGCACCGACTTGCGCGTCTAGTGTCCGCAGGACGTTAGCGACAAACGCTGGAGGCACCGAGTCACCCGTATACATGGTTGAGTCATTAGGGTCAAAGATCTCAACGTCCATGCCCATCTCTGTGAACTCATCTATAGCCATGTTCCTGTCGCCATTGTTCTCAAACGAAAACACGGCAGAGTTACCTTGTGCTTTGGGGTCTTTAACAGCTAAGAAATACGTGCCTCTACGAGTCAGAGGGAAGTATGGATCTTCTTTTGCTTGTCGCAGTAGTTGACCAAGCAGTTCGTTCTTAAGATTAGTCTTAACTTCTTGAGGTGCTTCTAGCTCGTCTATCCTGCCCTCTAACGCTTTTAGCAGTTGGTCGTATTGGTACTTGTAGAAGTCACGCAGGTTTGTATACGCCCTTTGTCCTTCTGGGCCTAACTTATCAAACTCTCTTCTAAGCTCTTTATAGATGGTTAACTTTTTACCCTTATAGTCAGACAGATCTTTTGACGGATCTACCCCTTCTATGGTGCTGTCGTATACGACGTTGTTGAATATGTCTCTTATTTC